CTGGTAGGTCAGTAGTTTTTCCAATATCAATATCGTGAACATCAAATAGATGCTCAAGATACTCCTCAATCTTTACTAGATTCGTCGGTGAAACCATATTTTTTCCTAGCGGATATAGCCATCAATTCAAAAGACAGTACATCAAAAGAATTGTAAGATTCAAAGTCTAGCATAGTTCCCGGTACAAACTCTGCCATATACGGCCAGGGAGATATGCTACGATACTTCTTTAAAGACTGGCTGACGGCAGTATCTAGAAATTCATCTCTAGTCATTGTACCCCTTCATGATACTCTTAATTTTGTCCACAGCTTGGTTTACAAAGTGAATACTCAAAGGTGTTGACCTGCAAATCGCGCTAGTCTTAATAAACCCTTGCTTAGATAGCAAGGAAGGATCTTTAAGTACAGCATTCATAACCGTCTTAACATCATCATTCTGATCCTTCATAAAATCATTGAAGTCTACAGAAGAGACATCGATATGAGATCTAGGATCCTCAATCAAATGGGCTAAGGAAGCTTCACTATTGGAAAACATTGGTGCATCTAAAGACTTATTCTTCTTTCTGAAGTCCATCTTCTTTGATAATGGGATTCCCTTTTTAGCCTTCCTATTCCACAATACCGTTTTCGTGTATTGATCAAATAGCTTAGTATCAAAGGACTCATCGAATGTTAGCCCAGTCTTCTTGAAGAACCCGTTTATAGATTCAAGAGCAGCTATACAAAGCTCCGAATAGTTATCCTCAGGGGAAGCTGTCATTTTATCACCTGAAATTTTCAGAGATATACTATGCATCAACTTTCCATACTTGGCTTCGTATCTTTCCCACTGCTCGTTAGTTAGTTTATCCATTTGTTCCATTATAGCTTGTTATCGTAGTTTTTGAAGGATTTAAGGTAGTGTTAATCATCTAATCTTACTGAAGGGTCAGGATCATCTCTGCTCACCTCCCTAGAGTCTTTGCCCATGCTTAGTAAACTATACCCACAAATATCACGCCAAGGACTTTCATCTCCGTAGGTAGGGTCTGTAGCTAGTCTAAACAATTTATCTACTACACGACAAATTGTAAGAACGTCCATATACTGGTCGGGTTTAATTCCTTCAGGGTATAGAACTTTTAATATCTTATGTGATTTACCAAATGAATCACCATAAGCCGACTGCTTCTCTGCAACCAGCTTACCTACGCCCTTTCCAAGGCTTTCGTAATTTGCTTTCGTCATTTCTTTTTCCTAAGTTTCCTCTTAATATTCTTTCTCTGCTAACACCTCTTCGGTCCATTCCTAGACACTCTGAACATGTTTTAGCATTATTGTAAATGTAAAGCAAGTCTATATCTCCGCAAGACTGGCATTTACCCTTCTCTGGCAATATTCTCATCACCAGTATTATAGCTAATGATTACTTTCTAAGTTCCGTTCCTAACCAATCAATCATAGGATCATATAGGTGCTTTTGAATTACTACGGAAGATGTGTTAGAAGAAAATCCTCCCGCCTTTGCGTATTGAAGAGTGGCTAGTATCCTCCCCTCTACAACAGTTAAGATGGATAGTATCGCTTTTACTTTCTTAGTCTTGTTCCTAAGTTTAGCCTCGGAAGTTAATCCTCGCAACTTTTCAATAGCATACCCAAGATAGGTTATAAGTTCTGAATGCTCATTTAACATGCCACCATCATAGCGCATGTTCCGATGAAAACAACACCTAAAGCGGGATAGTGTTAATTATCTCTACTTTATCTTCCACAACAGCAGCTTCATACTTGCTAGAACCATCATCAGGATGGCGGTTAGACAATATCTCATCGGCAAGCGGCAGTGCAACTAGATTTTTAACGACCCTTTGAATATCTCTAGCACCAAACTCATCGCTATAACCTTTGCTAACTATATGATTTAGCAACTCAGGAGTAGACTTCACAGGATACTTAGCGAGGGTCATCTTAGCAATATCCTTAATGTTAGAATCGTTAAGGTCATTAAAGAACACAAAGTCATCTATTCTACCTCTGAACTCAGGAGAGAACTCTCTTTCCAAAGACTTCATGATTTCCTCTTTGTGACCATCGGCAGTGGCAGATCCCCCAAATCCAAGTAGATTAGTTTTCAAGTCTTTCAATCCACAGTTAGAGGTCATAACAAACATAGAATCTGTAAAGTCTATTTCATTTCCTGAATTATCGGTAACTGTACCAGTGTCCAAAAGACTCAAAAGTATATTAAAGAATTTCGAGTGTGCTTTCTCAATCTCATCAAAAACAATCGTCCACCTGTTAGACTTCTCGGCCTTTTCCTTCATTATTGAAGACTCAGAATGCCCTATGTAACCTGGAGGAGAGCCTAGGATTTTAGATACCTCATGTCCATTTGTAAACTCAGCACAGTTAATAACCCAAAAGTTAGGAGAAAACTTCTCTCCAAGCTTTCTAGCAAGTTGAGTCTTACCTCTACCAGTCTTTCCGATGAAGAATAGATTAACATGGCTACTAAACTTAGCGGCTCTTAACTTTATAGAGTTGCATACGGTTTGTATCGCCTCGTCTTGGCCCACAATGTTCTTTTTCAAGAACTTATCCAAGTTATTAATATCTTCTATGGTCTTTAGATTATACTTGTTCGTAGGAGGTGAAGGCTTTTGTTTAGGTTTAGGCTTAGGTAAATTCTCCTCTATCTTCTTCTGGAATTCAGGATCCTGCTTCGCGTCCCTAATAATAGAATCTAATATAACAGAATCAGGAATAAGCTCGTTTATGTCGTAACAAACATGCTCAATTCTAAACTCGGGATAGTATTCAGAGATCGTCTGGTAGTAAGCCCCTAATAGCTTATATTCCAACAATGGATCACTAATACTATCCTTTAAATCCTGAACCTCAGCTACTCTAGCAATAAACGTCTTCTGTTCGGAAGGTGTTAAGCAATCAACTATAACTATCTTAACATAGCTTACGAAATTAAACTTACCAGATTCAGAAGTTTTTATAAACTTCTTAAGCTTGTTATATACCTTTTCTAATTGCTTTTCAGTAAGTCTTCTAACGTGAATAATAGAGTTTAATTCAGATGAGTAAGCTTTAATACTGTTGGGTTTTCTAGGCATTATCGTTTTTATGTAACATTGAAGTTAGGTTACTAAACACAGATCCCTTCAACTCTTGTGAACCAGGACCAGATTTATTCTCCAAATCCATCTCTTTTAGTTGATACTTCTGCATGGTCTGCGCCAGCTTTAAAAGCTTTTCATTGGCAGTCCCCATTTGATTCAATGCTTGAGTGGAAGTGGAAATAATCTTTGTAAATGCATCTACAGACGCATTACCCTGATCATCAAAATGTACCCTTCCCCCTAACTCAGTTAGGGCTTCCTTACACTCATTAAATAACTCAGAAGCAGACTTCCTATCGGAAATTGCGTTATCCTTTATCGACTTTACCAGACGATTCATCTTCTCGTCTGACCATAGTTTGTTTTTTAGTATGTAATTCGCCATAAAAATAATCCTCATCATCCAACGACAAATCATCATCGTCGTAAAGACCCTCTTGAATATCAGGAAGGTCCCTATGTGTATGTAGCTTTCCCGCCTTAGGGGTAAAGCTTTTCTCTCTTCTAAATGTCTTTCCCATGGTTATCTTTTAAGTTAGACAGGTAATTACCCTTCAGTAGTTGATCGACGTATTTAAAGTAGAAAGGGAAAGCCCAATCTACAGGAGTTACAACAGTATCTAAGAACGTAACGTAAAGCAACATGTTTATCGAAGACTCTAAAATTGATAGAGTCCCGTAAATAAACAAGCCAATTCTTTTAAGTATAAAATGCATTATTTATCCATTAGTTTTTCCATGTATTCCTGGAAGGCTTGCTCTCTAGTAAGCCCACTATCTCTTTGAGCCTTAGTCATTCTAAACCTTTTTCTAGTCTTTTTCTTGTAGTCTTCTATATCCATGAAGGGAGCATTTACATCATTCCTGTTTGAAAGCTGCTTCTTCATAGCCTCGTCGATTACAATACTTAACCTGTCTTCGATATTAATCATAGTGTCTTACTCTTTATACCAAACATACTTCTAATCTTATCTAGCTCAGGATTGGATGAGGTAGTATTGAATAATAGCTCAGACAAAGTATTCTTCTTAAAGCCGATGTCTCCAACTGATCTTCTACCTGATGAAGAGATCTCAATCAGACCATCTTCCTTGAGAAGTTCCTCAAGTCCATAATATGGATCTAGACCTTTATCAAACAAGACTCTAAAAGCACATTGCTGAAAAGGAACACCTAATTTATTCTTAACTATCTGAACTTCACCTACAATACCTTTAGGCTTCTTGTCCTCATCCTTAACAACATCACTAGTCTTATTAGACTTACACTTCATGTCAGCCGAAAGATAAAACTCTAACGCCTTACCTCCAGCAGCAGTAGTTTCAGGGTTACCATACATTACATTAATCTTACTTCGTATCTGGTTAATGACCACCAGAGTTGCTCTGTTCTTTTTAAGAACAGTATTAACTTTCCTAAGCATAGATCCGAATACAAGTGCTCTTCTAGCACCATCCGTCACCGAGGTGTTACCTATCTTATCTCTACTTAATTCCTCATCAGTAGCTAATACAGCTACAGAATCAATAACCAGTAATATAGGAGTCTTCTTATCGTGTTGTCTGATGTCATCAATGGTATCAACAACATCATTGAACGCTTGTTCAAGAGTTTCAGGACACGAGTACAAAAGAGTATCTGAATTTACACCAAGCTTAGACCCGAAATCCTTAGAAAAAGTATTTTCCGCATCAAGAAGCTTAACATACCAGCCTTCTTTTTGAGCGGCTGTTAGGAAGGTAGTAGCAAACAAGGTTTTGCCAGTGCTTGAATTACCTTGCAGTTGAAGGATACCTCCTACCGGCAATCCTTTATCGTAAAGCCCTGTAAGAACTCTGTTAAGAGCGTAACATCCTGTTGAAATAAACTCAGCAATTGGCTCGTCGCTTAGAGTTGCTTTACCCTTAAGCTTATTTAAGACATCAATATTCATATAGACATTATAGCCTTTACGCGGAATTAACGCATGTTAATTTATTGAACCATGCAGGAGCAGGAGTACCCCAGTTCCACTCTGCAATACTAGCCTTATCGCCCTGGTAGTAAGCCCTGTAAGCCTCTACAGGGCACGATCTCTTGTACTCGTCAGGCATAGCTTGTGCGAAAGGAGTAAGGCCAACGTCGGGCATATCCTTAGGAACCTTAAATAAGTAATGCATAAGTTCTGCCGACTTATGACTCTTGCCTA